ATCATCGCGCCCGAACAGCCAACCGAAACCGCTGACAACTCAACACCAACAGCACCAACAGCACCAACACCAACAGCACCAACACCAACAGCACAGCCAACAGCACCAACACCAACAGCACAGCCAACACAACCCGAACCTGTGCAGGAACCTGTACCACAACCCCCTGAGCAACCCGCCACTGATCCGAACGATCCGTTTGCAGATCTCGATGCGTTGTTCTTCTAAACCAAACCAACCGAAAAGGTGAATATCATGTTGCAATCAAAACTTACCGCTAACAACTTCGCTCTGATGAACCGCATGTTGCAGTCAGGCGATAACTACATGTTCATGGGTGCGCCCGGCATCGGCAAATCGCAGATGATGATCGAGTTCACTGAGGCTAACAACTTAGGCTATGTCGAGCTTGTGCTGTCTCAGATCGAAGCCGTGGATGTCCGTGGCATCATGGTCCCACAACGTAAGGCTGACAACTCAGCTCCAGACACGGTATCTACACGTACGCCACTGGCGGCAATGGTTGATGCTGAGATCGCCAAGGGGCGCCGTGGCGGTGTCATATTCTTTGATGAGTACTATCAGGCGGAGCTTGGCAACCGCAAAGCAGTCTCGCAGTTCCTAACATCCCGCAAAATCGGTGACTGGTCACTGCCGGACGGCTGGGTCATCTGGGGTGCATCCAACCCCAAAGCGTGGCGTGCAGGTACGATCCCTCCAATGGGGCATGAGGTCACTCGCTGGATCGACATCGAGGTTTCTCCTGACGTGTCAGGCTGGCTTGCATGGGCAGCGAAGAACAACGTACATCACCTGTACCGTGCATTTGTTGAACGCTTCCCGCATGAGGTGTTCGTGACTACGCCCCCCGAGGACCGCACCACTAAGCACTGTAACCCACGTGCGTTGATGTATGCCCACAACTTCCATACGCTCAACTCCAACGGCAACGATCTAGCGTGCAGTACTGACCAAGATCCTATCGAGTTCGAGACGATCAAGGGTGCTATCGGTGTCGGTGCGGCAACCGCCCTGTTCGGGTTCCTACGCAATCAGGATGTCATGCCGTCTCCCGCTGACATGTTAGAGAATCCAACGAGCTGTAAGATCCCGCCGATCGAGCGTATCGACGCAAGGTATGCGTGTATGATGCAAGCCGTCGCTCACGCTAACAGTCAAAACATCGAGCCGCTGTTCCAGTTCGTGCAACGTCTGGGCACAGAGATGACACTGGCATCACTCAAACGCTTCACTGAGGTCGAGCCTCTGGCACTCAACGCGCCAAGCATCGCACGCTTTATCGCGGCTAACCCTGAAGCAACTATGTCTCTGGCTACTCACTGAGTAGCCTTCACCTATCATCACGGAGCGCAACGCTATGAAACTCACACCAACCAAACAACCCTCTGACGTTATCGCTAACATGTTAGGACGTGTAATGGCTATGCAACCGTTTTTCGGTTCGTACTTTTACACTAACATGTCAATCATACAGACAGACGAGGTGGATACGGCGGCCACTGACGGCATCACTATATACTTCAACCCACGTTTTGCTGAGACGTTAACCCTAGACGAACTGGTGTTCGTGTTCTGCCACGAGGTACTACACGGCATCTTTCAGCACGGTTCACGCGGTAAATACTGGGCCGATCTGAAAGTCGGTCCCAACAACAAACCGTATTCGCATCGGGTGCATAACATTGCCGCTGACTACATTATCAACGCCATACTCAAACTCTCACACATCGGCACCATGCCCAAAGAGGGTCTGATCGACTCGCGGTTCAACGGTGACGAGGCTGTCGAGGATGTGTACTGCCGCATCTACGACGAGCAAGAACAGCCCGAGCAACCCAACAACGGCGGTGACGGTGAGGGTGACCAGTCCGGCTCGGGGTCTGGTGCCAACGGTCCTGACGATGACAAGTCAGGCCAACCCAGTAACTCCGGCCAGTCGTCATCATCCAGCACAGGCAAACACGGTGGCTTTGACGAGCACTTAGTCCCTGATGGCGAGCCGAAATCCGAGGATGAGGTGCGTATCTCTGTCAATCAAGCGATGGAGGTCGCTAAGCAGATGGGCAACCTTCCCGGCACACTGGCGAAAGCTCTGGCTAACTTGTTCGAGGCAAAGGTCAACTGGAAAGAGGCTCTGGCGTCGGCCTTCCAGCCAGACGAGGGTCGTGAGTCAGTCACGTGGGCTAAGCCACACCGCCGCCGCCTCGCTATGTGGGACATCTATTTCCCATCGGCTATGGGGTTCCGTACGGGTCCAGTCGCCATCATTATGGACATCTCTGGATCTATATCACCCAACGAGCAGTCGCAATACCTTGGCGAGTTACAGTATCTTATGCAGACATGTAAGCCTGACTGGGTCAAAGTGTTGTGGGTCAACGACAGGGTCCAGCATGTTGATGAGCCTGACGATGTCGATCAGATCGCTGAGCTATCGTACTCAAGCTCAGGTGGTACTGACATGGGGGCCGGACTCGCATACATCGAGAATAATTTCGACGAACAGCCTGAGACTATCGTAGTACTGACGGACGGTTATACACCGTGGGGTGTTCAGCCTGAGAAGTCACATGTAATCTGGGGCATCACAGAGCCGGACATCACTGCGCCTTATGGACAAACAATATACGTGGAGATAAACAATGACGCATGACAAGTTAGTGGAGCTACTGCAAAAGCAGGGGTTCACGCCTAAAACCGACAAAGGTGACGGGGTATTACAATGCTTTGTCACTAACAAGTTAGGGGAAGACATGGAGCTAGTTGCGCTAGTCAGCGCCAAAGATTCATCGCTTCTCATATATAAACCCGAGCAAGTCGTACCCGTGAAAATAAAATTCGGGCGCAACTACAAAGGTGCATTAGAGTTCATTACGGACTACACTGGTGCGCTCACACTCGACAACTCGCAAGGAGTAAATAATCATGTCAGCAACTCGATTCAGTGACCAAGAATCATACCAGATCCGTAGACAAGCGAACTGTTTCCTTGACCGACTCTATCGTCTGGTGCCGCAACCCCCGTGCCTACGTGAGTCTGACAAGATGGAGCGATTGTATGCGTTCTACCCGCCTGACCTGTTAGACCTAGCACGTAAGGTCAACACCTATCATCAGCAGCACCCTGAGATGCACGTAGTCAGCACGCCTTACTCCGCGAATATCGGCGGTACGTTTGAGATACCGTTGAAGTATTCGCAACAGCACAGTTACACAGGTGGACGCCATTTCAGCGAGATCCCCGAGGACGAAATGTTACGCGTCAGTGCTGAGTGGCGTATCGACTTAGCGGACATGCGTAGCAAATCTTTCTTCACAGCCGGAAGTACTGCCACCATTGGCGACGACCATCCGTTTTACCAAGAACTACAGGATTGGCTTACCGCCTACGTCAAGATGCGGCATGTGCGAGACAACGCCTATGCTACGTTCGAGCAGATGTCATGGTTCTGCAAGACCCCCGGACAGTGGAACACCGTGTTTCCGTCTTACCTTGTCTTGTTAGAGGGAGAGGCGCAACAGGTTGCTAAGAACCAAAAGCGCCGTAGTCCTTGGCCTAAATCACTGGACGAAACTAAGTTGCGCCCCAAGTTGGAGCCTCTGGCTAAGGTGTTCGCAAAATGTGCGCTACTGCAACCGTGGCATAGTTTTAGCAATGCAGGTGGCACTGACGTTTACCGCCTGAGACCGCTGTGATGCAGTACATACAGGGCGGTATTGCGCTAGTGGTTTTGGTTGCGATCTTTTTGCTGGTATCAGAGATGGATTATCAAGACCAACTAGCGCAACATGAGTACCACTGCAAAATGATTGCAGATGGGCTGTGGCCCCCTCAACCACACATCTACTGCGATAAACCCTAAGGAGACCCCGCGTGATGCAGATGGAACTGATATACCTAGATGAAGATCAAGCCGAACTGGCTGATGCCCTTAACGCCTTCGTCAGAGGAGTACACGAGGAAAACGAGCGTTGGTGGCAGGACGTCAACACAGGCGAGCCTATCGAGCGGAACGTGGGTGAACTGCTTATGCTGGTCGTGTCTGAAGTAGCCGAAGCTATGGAGGCAGACCGCAAGGGACTTCAGGATGACAAGTTACCGTGGCGTGACGGGCTAACCGTTGAGTTAGCGGACGCTGTCATCCGCATCTTTGACATGGCGGGTGGGTTGGACCTAGACCTCGGCGGGGCTTTCGTCGAGAAGTTAATATATAACCGCAACCGCATTGACCACACTCCAGAGCATCGCCGCAATGGAGGCAAACGTTACTAATCCGCAAGGGAGAAACACAATGGAAGATAGTGCCATCAACTTAGCAATAGCAAAACTAGAGTATCCCGACTACAAGATCGAATCTTGGATAGGGCGTACAGCGGTATTTCCTGTCAGGCATCCCAACATAAGGGGCATGGATTATATGGAGTGGTTTTGGATTGGCCCCATCATTGAACGTGAGAAGATTGGTTTAGCACTGGTGCATGGCGACGTTTACAGGGCGTATTCAAACGAAGTATTTGCGATTGATAAATCACCTACAAAAGCTGCTGCACTGTGCTACCTGAAAATGAAAGAGAATAAAAGAGACCATGCAAGCCGAGATCACTAAGAAGTTAGTGCGATACATCATACACGCGTGTGACCCTCAGGATTTCACAGGGGCAGTGGTTCTTGTATCACGTAAGTTCCCCCGCTCAAGTCCAGATTTAATCTGGGAAGTCGTCACTGCGGTGTATGACGCACAGGGTTGGCGTAAGGCCACTTACTATAGCAAACCCGCAAGGAAGCTAAGTTTGGCCGCTCAACAATTACGATACGAAAGGATGCAGACCGAATGGGAATGGAAAATGGACAGGCTCGCAGAATTAAGCGAAGACAAGCCGAACTAGAGGTTATATTCCAAGCCAACAAAGACGAGCTATTGGAGCAGTTGAACGATCTCAGCAACAGTATTATCGAGTTAGCTAAATCATGGGGCGTGGGCGAGCACACTATGCGGCGTTGGGCTGAGAGGTTAGGCGTAGACACGGTAGAGCGACAGAACACTCGCAACAGGTATTTGTCTAAGCTACGGGGCGCGACAAAGAAACAGGCTACCCCCAAGAAAGCTAAACCCCGAGATGAAGACATCCCTCAGGCTCACAAGTTAATAGGAATCTGGTGATGCCCAAGAGACGCAAGACCTACAATAAAATGAAACACCTCGCTATGACAGCCGACCACCTACTGAAGAACAAGGTGCTGTGTTACACCAACACACTCAAAGGGTGCTACATGATTGACCTAAAGCAGTCGCGTATCGTCCCACCTGAATCCAAAGAAGGCACACGCGTTATGGCGGCACTGATGCGACCTCATACGTGGAGTTGCTACATCGCAGTGTTCGGACGCCATGACCATGAGGAGTATATGAAAGGCGAACAGCTTTTTACCTCTTCACGGTACTACCAAGAGGATCTAGCCCCTGTGTTTGAGGAACATCATGGGCGGCTGATTCGCGACTTTAACCCTAATCATATGTGTGGCGTTGGCTGGATAGCCGACCCTTCAGGTCAAGAAATTAGTGAGAAAGTAGCTGGGCACATATTTGAACAGCTTGACGCTTGGAACTAGGAGATCCGCAATGGACGTTTACGTAATAGATTTCGAGACACATTACAGCAAAGACTACAGTCTCGGTAAGATGACAACCCAAGAGTATATCGCTGACAGCCGATTCGAGATCATCGGTGTTGGTATAAAGAAGAACAACGAACCCACCCAATGGCATAGCTTCCCGCTCCAAGCCTACTACAGATCCTACCTAGAGCCGTTACACGGACAGGTCGTGGTAGCCCACAATGCCGCGTTTGATGTGCAGATACTAGAGCGTGAGTTCGGTATCGTCCCTAAGGTGATTGTCGATACGCTGTCTATGTCGAAGCCTATGCACGGCCTGACGGTGGGCGGCTCGCTGAAGGCACTGGCTGAGAAATATAAGATCGGTGTTAAGGGCACTGAAGTCGTTGATGCACTCGGTAAACGTCTCGCTGACTTCTCAGAGGAACAGTTAGCCGCCTATGGACAGTACTGTATTAATGACGTGGAGCTGACTGCCAAGTTGTACCCGATGCTACGCAAACATACCACTGACATGGAGATGCGAGTCATCGACTGCACAGTACGTATGGCGACGCATCCGACGTTGATGCTGGACACGGAGCTTCTGACGCAAGCCTTGGCTGAAGAACAGGCTAACAAGTTAGCGTTAATCGGAGCCGCTGAGCTGTCAGATCCGTCGGAGCTGATGTCTAACAACAAGTTTGCTGAGCTGCTGCGGTCCAAGGGTGTTGAGCCTCCGATGAAGACCAGCCCCACTACAGGCAAAGAGACCTACGCGTTTGCCAAGTCAGACAAAGGATTCATGGCGCTTAAGTCAGACCCCCGGGTAGCTTCGCTTGTCGAAGCACGTCTCGCTAACAAGTCAACGCTAAACGAGACCCGCATGGAGAAGCTGATCCGGCTGTCTAAGCTCGGTCCACTGTCGGTCCCGCTGGGCTACTGTGGCGCAGTGACTACGTGGCGGTGGTCAGGACAGGACGGGTTGAACCTTCAGAACCTACCAAGCCGTGGCGACAATACGATCCGCCGTGCGATCAAAGCACCTGAGGGTTACAAGTTAGTGGTAGCCGACTCCTCCAACATCGAGCTACGTACCAACCACACGCTCGCTGGGCAGATGGATGTGATCGAGATGATCGAGCGCGGTGAAGACTTATACAAGGACTTCGCATCGCAGTTGTACGGTGTAGAGATTGCCGAGGTTACGAAAGACCAACGGTTTGTGGGTAAGGTCGCTCACCTATCATTGGGGTACGGCTGTGGCTGGAGGAAGTTCAAAGAGATGCTCCGCATATCCGGCACAGATGTAACAGACGAAGAAGCTGAGAACATCGTGAACCTGTGGCGCAACACGTACTCTCAAGTCGTGAAGGGTTGGCGTGACGCTGACAAGTTAATCAAAGCCATGCTAGACGGCAGTACTTGTGAGATGGGTGGCGGTCTGGTGCGGTCACGAAAGAACATGCTAATGACAGCGCCTAAGCACTATATCTACTACCCCAAGCTCGAACGTTGTGAAGATGGATTCCAGTACCAGTCACGCAAGGGTCGAGGTACTGAGACGGTGAAGCTCTACGGCGGTAAGGTGGTGGAGAACCTGTGTCAGCACCTGAGCCGCAACATTCTCGCTGAGCAGTTAGTGACAATCGCCAAGAAGTATCACGTTGCCATGATGGTACACGACGAGTTCGTCTGTGTTGTGCCGGAAGACGAGGCCGAAACTGCACTGGAGTGGATTTTAAAAGTGATGTCTACCAGTCCAAGCTGGTGGCCTGAGATCCCTCTGGCGGCTGAAGGCGACATCGCTGATCGCTACGGTGATGCTAAATAAGTAGTCAGTGACTACACATAATGATTACATGTTTTCAAATTGAAAACTAGTTGAGCGTGTGATACGCTAGGGGGAACATATGGACGCGAATTTAAGACGCCTGTATCGGGCATTAGACGAGTGCGACAGGATAGAGGTTACGCTGGACATGAACACTGATAATTGGTCGCAAGCGGCGCGAGACGCCATGCTAGGCGGCATCATTGAGCGTCGAGGTAACTTGTTAGCCCAACTCCGTAAGGTCGTGTTGGCGATGGACGTAGAGGTGTAACCATGAACATGGATTTATTGAGTGATGCGGAACGTGAAATGCTTAAAGGCGTATTGGAAGCAACAGATAAAGTCATTGAAGATTCGATGGACGATATGGTCAATCGACCTGAGCATTACACTCAGGGTGCAATCGAGTGCATTGATGCGATGGTTGCGGCGCGAGGTCCGGAAGCTGTGGCGATCTACTGTGAATTGGCGGCGTTCAAATACATCTGGCGCTGTGGATTGAAAGACACGCCCCGCATGGAGCTAGGCAAAGCCGAGTGGTACATCCGTAAGGCTAAGGAGTTAAGAGGTGAGTAAGGTATTACCGACAAGTTTTTCGTCACTCTCTAAATTCGAGACCTGCCCACGCCAGTACTACTACCAGAAGATCACGCAAGAAGTGCAAGACCCTCCGGGTGAGGCGGCACTGTGGGGCAGTCGAGTGCATGAGGCACTTGAAGAGTACCTGCGGGACGGCAAAGAACTGCCAAATACTGTCAAAATGTATCAAAAATACGCTGACCAGTTGAAAGACCGATTCCCTGACGGTGAGTTGTTAGTGGAAAAGGAGCTGGCAGTAGACGCGAATTTCCAACCCTGTGCTTGGGGCGACCCTAACGCATGGTTTCGAGGCATTATAGACGTGGCGATCCTGCATGACGGTGCGCTCTATATGTTCGACTGGAAGACAGGTAGGAAGAAGTCAGACTTCGATCAGCTTACGTTGTTTGCGGCAATGGCAACATCCTACTACCCAGAGGCTCAGCAGATACATGCTGCGTACATCTGGCTCAAAGAAAAGGCTGTAACTCGCAAATCGTTTACACGTGACGAGGCCCGTAAGGCTTGGGCCGACTTGTCACCCAGAGTAAAGCGTCTTGAGGAAGCCCTTGAATACGATAACTGGCCAGCTCGTCCGAGCGGATTATGTAAACGGTGGTGCGCAGTGGGGAGACTCCGCTGTGAACACTGTGGGAGTTAAACATGCACGAATCATTAGAACAAAAAGTAGCTACGACTGTCCGTAACCTGTCAGACAGAGAGTTTATTAACTACATCATGTGTGATCGAAGACATGACTTCTTTGCGGTCGAAGGTGCGTTACGCCTAGAGGCTGTATTGGACGCTGTAGAACAAGGTAAACCTCATGGCACAAACTCCTGAGGGTCGTGTCAAAGACGCCGTGAAGAAGCTCCTGAAGCGTCACGGCATCTACTTCTTTATGCCCATGCAGAACGGCATGGGCGTTGTCGGTATCCCTGACATCATAGCGTGCTGGGATGGGAAGTTTTTAGCCATCGAAACCAAAGCGCCGGGGAAAATAAAGAACGTGTCTGCTAACCAGCAAAACCAGATCAACCTTATCCGTCAAGCAAACGGCATTGCTGTAGTAGTGGATAACGTTGAGCAAGTTGAGCTGCTACTAACTTGTAAGGAGAACGCAGATGTCTGAAGTTAAAGTGTCTTACGGGCACCGCAATATGTTTGAAAGTCCGCTACTGTGTCCTACATGTGGCGAGGCGAACCTACACCACATCGCTGTGGAGACATGTTTCCGTCAGCATGAAGATAGCCCCGTAGGTATATTAGTCCGCACCGAAGCGCAGGGCAAAGTCGTTGTGGACTCTGACGCTAACATGGTGAAGAAAAACCCTAGCCCCCGCCGTGATGGTCTACGCATTAAGTTTTTCTGTGAACACTGCCATGCTGGCGAGTTTGATTCGCCCAGTATGATTAGTGAGTACTATTCTTTAGTAATCATTCAACATAAAGGCACAACCTATATGTGCTGGGAGACCTGAGATGGCTGAACGAGACTACGCAAAAGAATATCGTGAGTACCATGCCTCACCTGAGCAAAAAAAGAAGCGTGCCCTGAGAAACGCGGCACGCCGAAAGCTTGAGGCTCAAGGTAAAGTTTCCAAAGGAGACAATAAAGAAGTAGACCATAAAAAACCGTTACGCAAAGGCGGTGGTAATGGTGACTCTAACTTGTCAGTGAAATCAGCTAAGGACAACCGAGGCTGGCGCAAAAATAAAAAAGGATATGACTGATGCCGACACGCACAATTTCATTAGAGCCGGAAGCGGCTGAGGTCAGCACAATTTCGGCACGACTCGAATACTTGATGCACGACACCACGCTCTCGACTGAGGCAATGGTCGCCATGCTGGCTAACTTGTCAGCTAAACGCTGCTACAACGCCACAACTGAGACAGGCTACGACATGGTTCGACTGTTTGACGATGTGTTTATGGCGGTGCTTGAAGCCTGTGATAACGGGGATATAGATTCCCGATGCGGCTGTGTGATGTGTCGAAATATTCGTGCAACACGGCAACCCAATGGAGATTCGGATGCGCTTGATTCCTGAGAAGAACGCCATCTTGTTTAAGATGCGTAACCCGGAACGCGTACTAACAGCCATACCAACAGCTAAAGAATTCCAACATGGCGGCTACAACGTAATCGTTCCGTACAACATAGAAGAGGCTAAGTTGTTATCCAATCTTGGAGTCAACACGCCTTCACCTATTCACCACCAATATTCTTGGCCCGGAAAGTTCGCACCCTTCACAGCTCAACGTGAAACAGCGGCGATGCTTAGTATGCACAGCAGAGCATTTGTGCTGAATGAGGTCGGTACGGGCAAGTCGATGTCGATACTGTGGGCTTACGACTACCTGCGAACTATCGGTAAGGCTGACAAGTTATTGGTACTGGCACCCTTATCTACCTTAGAGCGTACGTGGGCCGACGAGGTGTTCACGCACATGCCTCACCTATCATTCTCGGTGGTGTACGGCACACGCAAGCAACGCCTGAAGGCACTGGCTGTGGACGCGGACATTTACATCATCAATCACGATGGCGCTAAGGTACTGCAAGATGAGCTAGTGGCTCACCCGCGCATAACCCACGTGGCTATTGATGAGGTCTCTCACTGCGCGCGCAACCAGAAAACAGACAAGTGGAAAGCCCTCAACGCTGTCATTAACAAGTCAGTAGTACCTAGAGCTTGCTGGGGCATGACGGGCACACCAACGCCTAACGCACCAACTGATGCGTGGGCACAGTCGAAACTGATTACTCCAGCACAGGCACCGCGAAGCTTTATGAAGTTCCGTGAGATGACCATGCGGCAGTACGGACCCTTCAACTGGGTGCCGAAATCCGATGCGATGGACACGGTCAAAGAGATTATGTCTCCCGCTGTGCGGTTCACACGTGATGAGTGTATGGATCTCCCTGACTGCATGTATGAGTCGCGAGTTGTTCAACTCACCAAGGATCAGGAAAAGGCTTACAAGTCTATGGCATCTAGGCTCGTGGCGGAGGCCGATGCAGGTCAAATCCTAGCGGTCAACGAAGCTGTGAAGATGGCGAAGCTTATCCAAATAGCGTGCGGAGTCGCGTATGACACAGACGGAAAAGAAGTACTCCTTAATCCGAAACACAGATTGGAGGAACTTATCAGCGTTATCGAACAGACCAACCATAAGGTTATCGTCTACGTGCCGTTCGTTAGTACCATCAACATGGTTAGTGAATACGTTGCGTCGAAAGGTTATAGCTGCGAGGTTATCCACGGCGGCGTTTCCAAAGGACGGCGCGACAGGATTTTCGGAGCTTTTCAGAAAGATGATGACCCACGTATTTTGGTAGCGCAACCCGCTGCCATGTCACACGGACTTACATTAGTAAAAGCTAATACCATTGTCTGGTACGGTCCAGTGACATCCAACGAAACCTACGAACAAGCCAACGGGCGTATCACTCGCCCCGGTCAGAAGAATAAGCAGTTTATAGTCCACCTCGAAGGCACCCCTGTAGAGACTCGGATTTATAAAAAGCTTAAGGCAAAGCAGTCTCTCCAAGGGACTTTGCTGGATCTCGTAAAAAATGAGCGATTATTCGCTTGACACCTACCCTTAACTAGTTATACTTTTCGTAACTTGTTTCATACGGAGTCGCAACGATGGATATCGAAAAACTTGTTAGCAAGTACGTCCAACTACGGGACAAAAAATCAGAGCTTGAAGCGAAACACCGCGAAGAGCTTGCTCCAATTAAGAAGTACATGCAAGACATCGAAGTAATGATGCTTAAGCAGATGGGTGAACTCAACACTACGTCTCTTAAGACTACCGCAGGTACGGCTTACCAAACCAAACGGACATCAGCCACTGTAGCTGACCGTGAACTGTTCCGAAGCTATTGCCTAGAGAACGATGCGTGGGAACTTGCCGATATTAGAGCAGGGAAATCCGCCATTGCGGCAATGGTTGAAGAAACTGGTGATTTGCCGCCGGGAATTAACTGGCGCGAAGAACTGGGCGTAAATTTTAAACGATAGGAGTTATCCAATGGGACACATTATTCCTTTTAACGAAGCAACAAAACAAGACCTAGCTGCACTGCAAGAGGCTTTTGCCCCAGATACTTCCTTAGTTGTATCGGGTGGTTTCCCCGCCCTTTCCATCAAAGGCGGTAAATTCGCTATCTCACGTAACGGTGAACGCGAAGTACTGAAGAAAGACGGACTTGTGCTGTCGGCTATCGAGGTCTGCATCGTTGCATACAACCCGAACGTATCTAAGGTTTACTACGACCACAAATACGAAGAGGGTTCTGCTGACAAGCCAACCTGTTTCTCTAACGATGGACAGCGCCCATCAGCAAATGCCGAGGCACCGCAGTCTAAGAACTGTGCGACTTGCCCACACAGCCAGTGGGGTTCACGCATCACGGATAGTGGTAAGAAGGCTAAGGCATGTTCGGACAGCCGCCGTATCGCTGTAGCGGCACCTGACCAGTTGAATGAGCCGATGTTGCTCCGCATACCGCCAACGTCTATGAAGCCGCTAGGTGAGTACCAGAAGATGCTGGCTAACCGTAAGCTGGGCCTTCAGGCTGTCGTGACGCAGATCTCGTTTGACGAGAACTCTAGCTCACCGCTGTTGGTGTTCAAGCCTGTCGGTCTGTGTGACGCTAACATGTTACAGGAAATCCTGAACATGCGTGACGATGATACTATTAAAGAAATCACAGGCGTAATCGAGAATACGTTTGTTGATTCATCTGACGATGGCGTTGATCTGGCAGACCTCCCAACAGTATCATCCGCACCTGCTCCAATAGCGGAAGACGAGCCTGCACCTGCTCCGAAGAAAAAAGCCGCGAAGAAAGAACCTGCTCCCGTAGTCGAAGACGATAGCGATGATGACGATGACATCTTTGCCGGAATCGACGAAGTACTCGGCAGTTAAGATCCCCCCTAATCGGTTGGTTTAGCCAACGCCAGAACCGTAACTGGCTTTTTTTCTTATAGGAGTATCGCTATGAACCTAGCAGCCTTCACTCGTGCAGGGTTGAAGCAGAAAGAGATTGGTACTATTGTAGGTGTTTCCCACACCACTGTCGGTCTCTGGATGCGTGGACAACGTGCGCCGCATTTTCTGCACGAACACAAAGTCCAGACTATTCTTGACGCTGTAGATAGCGCCGTAACGGCTGGTGATCTACCACTGCCTCCCACCATACGGGGCGAAGATAGAATGGAATACATAAAAGAAATCATAGACAAGCACAGCTAATTGGCAGTCGGGGGGACAATGCAATTAGAACAATTTTTGAGGCTGGTACTGCCTAGTACTGGCCTTTTCTCTATCCGATGGATGCAAGGGAAAGAAGCTAAAGGCATCACATATCTCCACTCCCTCGAAGAAGTCGCATCCGAATCCCTTAAAATAGATAGCAAAGGTTACACGGTCTATTACAGCACCTGTAGCTTTAAGCGAGCATCTGGTAAGGCTGACGCTGACAACGTAGCCCAAAAGAAATGTTTCTATTTGGATGTTGATGTAGACCCGAAGGGTGTAAAAGGATTTCAGACCCGTAAAGAAGCGCAAACCGCGCTGGTCACTTTCGTAAAAGAACTCGATCTGCCGATCCCATTGGTGGTTAGTTCGGGCGAAGGTTTTCATGTTTACTTCATACTAGAAGAACCTATCTCCGCAGCCGAATGGCTCCCTATCGCTGAAGCACTTAAAAACGCTACCCGCAAACGTGGCTTCAATGTAGACGTAAAGATAACCCGCGACGTAGCACGTGTGTTACGTGCCGTAGGGACGCATCACCGCAAGACCGAGACGCCGTTGATCGTTAAGGCGCTCAAGACCCAGTACGAAATTACGACCCCAGAGGTTATGGCTGAGAAGTTAGGGGCGGTTGTTGCCGTTCCCACAGTCGATCCTTTGGCGGCATTAGGGGAGCTTTCCCCTGACTTGTTAGCAGCATTTGCCCCAAGTACTGATCTGGTTCAAGCAGTTGAATACCCAGACTCAGACGCTGAGGCAGTTGCTGAGGCGTGTGCGTTTATTAAGGCGTTCCGTGATACGGGCTTTAGGGGTGGCAACCAGTACAACGAATGGTTCCAAGCGATGGGTGTGGTGCAGTACTGCGTAGAGGGTCAGGCTAAGTGCCACGAGTACTCAATGGCTGACGAGAATTACGATCCCAAATACTGCCAAGAGAAGATCGACAGTTGGGAAGGTTCTGGCGCGGCAACTTGTGAGTCTATCGCTGACTTCGGTTACTGTGAGGGTTGTCAGTACCGTGGACAGTACACAAGTCCTGTACGACTCGGAGAGAAGGCAGCTGAGCTTATCAAGTTAGTGGAAGTCGCAGCGACTCCACCGACTGGCCCTTTCTGGCCTAAAGATTTCGGATGGGACGATGCTGAGCGTAGCATGTACTACGACTCTTGGACGAAGGAAGATGGTGAGTGGGTACGTGATCGTATTCATTTCTGCCGCACCAAGTTCCACGTTGAGACCCGCCTATGGACATCCGATAACACATGGGCGTTCCTAATCCACCGTTTGAAATACGTTAAGCAAGGTAAGGAGATCTGGGACACCTTCACGATGCCCACGTCCTACGTTGCTCGACCTACAGATGTTGCTTCAGCCTGTGCCGCAAAGGAGGTTTATGTGACGACTAAGCATGGTACTAACTTGTTATCAGAACTCTTCAAAGCCTACGGCGATGCTCTGCGTGATATGCAACGCGAGCAGAAAACCTATGCCACAATGGGGTGGAGCAGTTCGGACGATGAACTTGACCGTAATGACCCGCTGTATCCGATGCACGCTGATGGGTTCATTATTGGTGACACACTGGTCACGGAGTCCGGCACTGAGACTATCTTGTTAAGCGAAACTATCGACCATGATTGGCGCAAAGGTTTCGGCACAGCTGGCACAGCTAAGGGGTGGGCGCGTGGTGTCCATGATCTGTATGTGAAGCCCAACGCTATACCGTACCAGTTCGTGGTGCTCACGGAATTTGCCGCTCCACTGGCGAGCCTCTTCTGTAATGGCGAGTTCCGAGGTATCGCTTTGATCCTGTCGGGTATCTCTGGCTGGGCGAAAACAACAAGCTGTAAGATGGCGCTATCTGTTTGGGGTAATCCGAACCTACTGACATTGAACGGCAACCCTAAGGCGGGTGTTACGTCGCTCTCCTTTATGAATAGCTTGTCAGCCCTACGCCACATTAGCCCATTATTGGACGAGGTGACTAAACAGCATCCAACTGTGTTGGGCGAACTTGTTTACTCCATTGCTATGGGTATGGGTCGTAAGCGTCTTGGGCGTGATGGCAAACCCCTGCAACCACCTTCCCCGTGGGCGAGCTTCACTAAGATCACATCCAACAACCCACTAATGCGCCGACTGGTCGAGGACGAGAACGACTCTGAGGGTGCGGGTGATGCGATGCAGAAGCGTATCTTTGAAGTGAACCTTGACCGTCTACCGTATGACAAAGATGAAATGGTGAACCGTGATGACCCAACTGTCGGAACTAAGATCCAGAAGTTCCTGACAAGCGAGTACGGCACCGCTGGCGTTGTGTGGATGCGTTGGGTACTCCAGAACAAAGACCTCGTGGTGGAGACGTTAGACCGCAATATGGAGATCTGTAAGGCTAAGTCAGCCGATCCATCGGCAGAGCGATTCCACGACTACTTTGAAGCGGCAGTGATGACTGCGGCTGAGTTAGTATCGAAATCAGGTTTGATGTTCCCAGACGTGGCGGGTGTACGCACCTTTATCCATCTTGTACGTGAGGATATGCGTTCCGTCCGTGATGATACGAAAGTGCCGATGCTCGATGCGTTCTCCCGTTACTTGGGACAGAATCAGGGTGGTCTGCTTATCACTGACAAGTTCCCACAAGGCAAAGGTCGCCCACATACTCAAGAGTTTCCTAAGAAGGAGCTTCATGGTGAGTTGGTTGGGCGTATCGCACTTAAGGATCACTTTGCAGCACTTGCAGTAGGGCCGATGAAAGACTGGTGTAAGACCCGCTCTATTGAGTTCGCTCGTCTTTTGGAGGAGTTGGACAAGAACGGATATATCCAGCACGACCCTGACGCACTTAAGGCAAACGCCAATAAGCCCGAACCTATGAAGACAGCAGTGAGTCGGTTGGATCTAAGTCGAGGTACAGGTTTGATTAACTCTCGTACTCAGTGCTTGATGATGGACTTCAGCCGCATGGCAAACAAAGCCCACCTAAAAGAAGTTCACGACTCCCCAGCTCAAGAAGCTATTTAAAAATTAGCCGTCGGCGCAGAAATGCGCCGAAGCTTTCTCTTTCCATTCACTCTAACATGTCAGCAAAAAGGGAGAACCGCCCTATTCTCCAATGGAGTTATCTTGCGAACGTGTCCAAACCTTCGAGATTTTTATTTCGAGTCCCTAGCCCTGTTTCTGGGCGAATCGTATCCCTTTCAGTAGTTAAACGACCCCGTACTGCACGCTCTAGTGAACCACGAGTGATGCGGTATTTAGGATGTTTCTTGTTAAACTCACGAACTTCATCCATTACCTCTCCCCGCGCTGCCGTATCTTTGTCACGCCATGCCTCCACAAAAGCTTTCAGTATCCGACTCTTAGCGTCATTGACACCCTTCTCCACTTTCACAGATGCCGTTCTAGCTTCGTAGTACTCAGACTCTTTCATTGGTGAGAAACCTAACGCACGGAGCGCCACATCCCATTCATCAAACGCGTTTGGATCTGTGCCGCGAGTACCAGAACGTGTCTCGATACCCTCCTCAGAATATCTCCAAGCTTTCAGCACATCTTTAATTGCCTTCGGCATAGCCTTTTCAACCATACCTACGTAATCCCCACGCTCCATGGCGAGTTCCGCTTCGTACAGATTCGCTAACATGCCCATAGGAGCGCCACCCGCTGCCACTAACACGTTACCCAAACCTTCGATGCCGGACTCAGCGCCTGTACGTAGGAACGGCATAGGGCTAAACACGTCACCCAAACCAGTACGGCGAGTGAGGTCTGTGTCCAGAGCGTAGCCCAGTGGGCCTTTCATAACAGCACGTGCCGCGTCAGGTCCCATTTCTTCTGCCAGCCAGTTGCGGATCTCTGTGCGTACGTCCGGCTCGTCATCGTCACCAAACAAGTCGGCAATCCACATAAGCGTGTTAACACCCGGAATACCCAAGACCCCTGCTGTGGCGACCTGCACGGCGACCATATTGCGTAGTGTACGTTGAGCTACCTTGTCACCCTTATAGGCTTTCTGGGCGTTCATAATAAGGAGTTGAGCCATCGCGTGCTGGTACTTGCGGAACTGAAACACGAGGCGGCTAAGCGGCATTGCTTCACGCTTCATAAACCGTGGCGCGTTGACATCCGAGTAGTCGATCTGAGTATCTACGATCATCTTATCCGCAGACGCCATTGCTTTTGTATGCGATTCGCCGGATGCCTTAGCCATGCGGTACGTTGCTAGAGCAACTGCCACACGGTTCACGATCTCAACTTGGTGCGCGGGCCACATGCTGTAGCGAGTAACCGTAGATAACGCGCCTGTCTCGCCGCGAGCCATGACCCCAAGGTCACTGGTAATATTGATGTCGATGCGTCCGTGTTTAATCAGATCGCTTAGAAGTTCACGCTCTTCTTTCGACTTGATAAGGTATTCACCTTTAGCGTCTTTGGTGTTTACGTCGAGGTCAGCAAATACGCCACCTTCTTTGATGACACTGTTTGCCAGCTTCATACCTTCAACAGACGCTTTCCCTAACTTCTTAGCTGCATTTTTACCGGGGTAGCGAGCATCCATTACAGGTGCGCCAATGAACCACGGCTGCGAGGCGTTGACCGTCCAGTAAGATGGCGAGACAAGGTGGTACATACCTGACACACGGGCCAGTGCGTTCTGGATTGGCGTCTCGGTGTATTTCATGTCGAGGTCACGGCGTTTGCGGATCTCGCGCACTACGCGACCTGTGTCGAAGGAGTTCCCACCTTCAGCAGATTCCTGTCCCATGTCGTACAACGTGTTCGCCAAATCTTTAGCGTGCTGCATACGTGAGAGATAGAACGCGTTGGATTCAACTGTAGAGGCGAATGACCTTAACATGTCAGTAGAAGCACCCGCTACGTTCTTACGCTCAAGCGTACGTTTGAGAGAGTGGTTCTCTGGGAGTCTCTGGATCTCCAACTCTGTGAGGATCTTACCGATTTCCTCTGACAACTTAGCGTCAGTCAGAACTTCTTGGAGGTGGTTGCGGATAACTTGGAACGCTCCAGCAGAGGCGTCATGGTTCATAGCATCCGTACGTACCGAGAGACGACTTGCCACACTAGCGTACTTTGACCCCCACTGGTCTATATCCTGCTCAATCGCAGCTTGGGTTTCTTCAGCACGTACGCGGTAGTGCTTAGTACTTGCCGTCATCTGGGCCAGCTTACGCTCCATCTCACGGCGCGGCGCACCTGTGGCGTCTTCGATCTTGTTCTCTAGGTCAATGTATTCCTGAGACTTGTAGACGGCAATGAAGTCACCGTGGCGTATCAGCGGGAAGTACTCTTTGCGCTCCGCCAGTTTTATGTTGCCATCGGCTTTACGCAGTACACGGTCTCGCTGACGTGTCAGCTCGTCTTTAGACTTCTGATCTTTCGCCTTAGCGATCTCCGCCGCATAGGCTTCTTTCGTCATCCGCACAAATGTGTTCATGCGCTGTGTCCAGTCCGCACGCAGTTTCGTACGCGCATCTTGGTAGACTCGCTGAGCCTCTGGGCTGAGTGCCGCCCACTCTTTAGCTAATGGAGACCCCTCTACATCTGGGGCTTTGTTGATGCGGGTAGCGCGGTACATTAGATCAGCAACCTTGTCAGCTTGCACTGTAGGTAACGCCTTGAACGCCATCGCCACTTTATGTCCGTTGTTCGCCAACTCTTGCTGCATCTGCTCCATCATAAGAGCGGTCTTGTAGAACTTGCCAAGCGACTTCAACTCGCCACCGTAGTTCTCATTTAGCGCATGGAGTGACTGTGCCCCAAGCTTGCCGTCTTTGATGTACTCGTAAAGCTTACCGCCAAAGGCGCTTTTAGCTACGTTACGGGCTTTATCGTATAGGGTTTCAGGCATACCACGGCGGCGATACATAGCTTCCACTATGTCAGACTTCAGATCTTTAGGTGCTTTACCGCCTGTCTTCTCACTGCCGTATGGGTTAATGCCTGTACTGCGATGCCAGTTTAGATCTGGAACATACACATTCCTACCTTCAACGCTGGCATGGCGTATTGCAGCTTTTAGGAACCCATTGATTGCTTTCGTTCCCATGTTAGTGCGAGCGTATTTTTCACCTTGGAAGTCAGTACCCGCTTCAAAGTCGTGGGTAGTCACAACCTTTGGATCGGTAGAGTTCATCCAACGATGGGCAACGCCATCGAGCACAGGTCCGTCAATCGCCACAGTCATCGCATCCGCCGCAGTGTCCATGTCTAGGTAACCTTGCAGAATAACCTCTTGGCCCATTGGAATAGCTTCGCGGTCTGCCATGTATAACTCGACAGGCATGACGTAGAAACTAAAGGCCGTGTCCCCATCAGATAGAACATTCGTGTCGTAGTTGATAGCGATGAATATTTGCCCCTGCGACTCGCCAATCTGCTGATCTATGTAGTAGAAACTAGCATCGCCTCTATTATTTGCGCCGATGTAGACCATTTGGTCAACGTCAAACCCAGCTATGCGCCCACCGCTGGTAAGAAATGGAGGCATTATGTAAGCTCTCGGCATTACATCGGCGGGGTTTTCTTGGCGGTAGGCGCGCAAAGTTTCTGCTACAGCCCTTGGTCCATCTGTGTTGATGCGTGTAAACCCACCCCTGCCGTCGGGCACGTCTACGTAGGTATTCATTCTCTCTAACTTGTCAGCGATAATATCCGCATTAGCGCTAAGCAACTTGTGCGATAGCTCAAGGTCAGAGTCCTTGCCGTACATCTGCTCTACGATGTTATCAAACTGCGTCTGCCAATCAACGAACTTGCCGAGACGCTGGTAAGCGTCTTTCATGGTGGTGTTGAAGTCTGCGGATGACAACTCAGTACGAGTCAGCTTAGCTGCCTTGATGGCGATAGCTTCAATCTCTGCTGACGTAGCATCTGCCATGCCGTATTTAGCAAGGAACTGTTTGATCTTATTCAGCACCGTACGGACAAGCCCGTAGTTCGGCTTGGCCTCGATAAAGTGTGCGATAACCTCTCGCGCTTCCTGCTCGTCATTAAGCATGTACTCGCCATTGGCGTTCACGTACTTGGTGCGCAGGTCATCCACGATGCGGTTAATAGTCTTGTCGCCACTCTTACGGAGTTGCGTAATCTTGTCAGTGAGTTTCTGGAACCCTTCTTTACCGAGAACACGCTCCATACCAATGTGACCGATAACCTCATGGGCGAGGGTCACGAGAGCTTCTGACTTGGAGTTAATGTTGTCTGCAACAACGTAGACTTTACCGTCGATCACAGCACCCGCAACATCGGATGGATGGATGCCCGGAAGGTCTTCAACAGACTGGACAACTTCTACGTTAACCCATTCTGCTAACTTGTCAGTGACATTTTTAGCCCATTTACGTACATCGCCAGCACTGTTGCCAGAGACGGTGTCGCCGTTACGCTTGTAGAAATCGTCCTGCTTGATGAAGTGATCCATGATGTCACGGTACATCTTCGGTTGCTTCACGATCTCGTCGAGCGCGTTCTGACCTTTGATGAACTCGTAGGCTTCACGAGCGGCTTCTTTCTCTACGTTCGTCAGGGCATCGTATGAGTCACCCTTGTTAATCATTTCGTAGAGTGCAGCGGCACCTTCGTTGAGGGCTTCGATTTCCTGCAAAGAGGCGTTCTCTTCTTCGGTCATCGTTTCTTCGTTGGCGGCTGTCATGTTAGTCTCAGATGCAGCGAGGACCATCACTGTCATGTCAGCGTCAATGCCACTGTCGATGAGTGCCGTAAAGTCCTGCTGGTTGTCTCCAGACAGTTCATCCCACGTAACACTTTTAGCGCGGTCTTCTTTGGACATCGCCTTACGGGTCTTGTTCCAAACTTTCTGTGCTTTGCTAGTGCTCTCAGCTTCTGCTTTCGCTTCAGCCTGCTCTTGTTCATTGAGTGACTTGTCAGCCTCACGCTCAGCTTTAGTCTTACTCTGGCGGTCCTGTGTTTCTTTGGTGTCGCGGACGATACCCATACTCACGTTTTCAGTGGTCACACCGTCTGAAGTTTCGCGTGCATTGAGGGCTTCGCTATCCATTTCACCCGCACCGTAACCGAGATCTCGCTTAATCTCTTGGTCGCGAGTCAGATCAGTATCTACGTCAGAGCGCATACTGTCGGCAAACTGGCGGTACAGCTCAGGTGCAGATACGCCTTCAGCTTGTGCCATCTTAACGATGTTTTCTTGCAGGTTCTTCTTCATGCGAGAGAACGATTCTTCAGACACGCCAATCGCTTTAGCGGCGTCTTTAGCCTCCATATCCAGAAGGGCAGGGTTCTCCACAATCGTATCAACGAAAGCACGCTGTTTCTTAGCCTGTTTAGGTAGAGCATTTTTAATGCGCTCCGCCATCGAGTACTCAGTAGTCGGTGCGTCCGCTACCTTGGCGTTCTCTTCAACGGCTGGGGTTGCTTCCGCCGCCTGTGTAGGCTCAACAGGGGTACTTGGTGCTGCGGCAGCTTCTTGTTCACGCAGAGCGATCTCTTTAATTAAGATGTCTGCACGAGCTTTCCCTAACTTGTTATCTTCAAGCTGGTTCAACTCTTCGATGGACTTGCCTTTGACCTCTGTTTCGTACCACTGCTGATTTTTCTGTTCCTGAGTCAGCTTCGGCTGAGTGTTCTTCTCAGCATCTGTGTACTCGCGGAACTTAATCTCGGACTCAATAATGCCTTTACGTACGTTACTACGCGCACGTCCCAACAGTGCTTTCAGGTCTTCTGCTGACTTGTTAAAGACACTGTTCTCGTACCACTTCTGGTCTGACTTACGAAGCGCTGCCTTGTTAGGCTGTTTAGGCGTGGCGATCTCTTGATACACCTCACCCATATCCACTTCACGCTCGATCTGGTTTTCGCTGTTAACGAATTGGCCTGAGCCTTCGTTTGCCGCAGCACGTACGTTTTTAGGAGTCGTGTTCTTAACCTCACGGCTGACACCTGTCTGCTGATCGATGACCTGTTGGATTGTCATCTCAGGAGAACGTAGGAGCTGGGCAATAACCTCTTCGGCATTTACTCGTGGGAGTTCCACGGCGGCGCGGGAGTCGCCCTGCTGTGCAGTAGTCGCGTACTCGTTCTGAGCGTTAATGATACCCGCAAGAGTCTGTTCGTTGACCTCGCTCACGGAGCCATCTGGGAACACCACACGGAAGGTCGGCATGTAACCCAACCCCTTAGGTGCAACAGGCTCGATACGTGCCTCAGCACGCAACGCCATAAGATCCCCAGCCCGTAACTCAGTTTCTAGCTGGTTCTCGCCCGGAACGTATTGCCCTGTAGATTCCCCAAATGCGGCTTTTACATCTGCTTCAGTAGACCCAAGACCCTGCTGAGACACACCTGTTAACAAGTCAACCTGTTCCTGCGTGGTGCGAGGCGCTTGATATGGTGGGGTAGGAGGCGCGGGTTCTGGAGCGTTCTCACGCAACCAACGGTCTAACCGTTCTGATGCCGTCTCACTACGCTCGATCTGGTTTTCATCGTTAACTCGCAGACCTGTGTCATCTGTTAGAGCCGCTTGAAAATCTGCTTCACGTGCCTTGGTTTCCGCTTTTGTAGGTGCGGATGTGACGTTCGTTTGCTCGTTGATGATTTCCTGCAAAGAACGGGTAGGCTGTTTCGTCTGCTCGTCTACGATCTGCTGTGCAGTCTTTGGTGTCTGTGTGGCTAACAAGTCAGTCTGACCGTCAGCTCCCACTTCAGTAGTATTGCCAGAGCGTAGACCGCCCACAGCACCTTGAGCACCACCCGCAACTGAACCGAATGTACCGCCGCCAACGAGACCTTGTAGCGAGCGTTCTACTGCGCCTAAGAAGGTCGCACCTTCTTCAGTTCCAGCTTTCTCGGCTAGGTATTCCAGCGTTTCTTGTTGGAGTTCCGTCAGACCTTCATAGCCAGCGCCTCTACGCGCCCCTGAAAGCAGTCCGTTAATAATGCCGCCACTTGTCTTCTCAGGAATTTTTAGAAGCTGCTGAGCACCGAAACGCTCCAATACAGTTACGGCAACTGCGGCAGTCGTACCAACGATAAGGTCACTGGTTTGTAGGTCTTCAGTGCTACGCCCGTCTGATCTAGCACGTTCTTCTGCAATCTCATTGGAACGAGACGCGATGTATGCTGGCGGGTTTACGATAGCCGCCGCCATGTCAGGCAGAGATACCGTACCTGTCTCCAGACCCCATGCAAGCATGTTGCCCACACCGTTAATAACATCACCGTTAGCGAAGTCTTGCTTGCCTTGTTCCCAACCTTCACTTGCAACGTATCCCAGATCGAGATCTTTCCACGCACGAGCGGCAGATTGTAGGGGCGTAGCTTCTACCCCGCCTTGGGTTTCAAACTCACCACGCGACATGATGCCTAGACCCGTACCAAGGAAACCGCCATCAGGCGCACCCCACACAATCATGGCATCGTTGGAGTCACTGTCTAAGGTGTCAGCAAGGCGTCCGCCTGCGGTTAACAAGTTGCCGCCAAGCTCGGCGGCACGTTCCCCAATACCCCGCATGGTGTTATTTACCGCCCCACGTTCTTCCTCAACAGGCTCTTCCACAACGCGCTCTGGGTACTGGAAACCGTATACGTTACGGTCTGGGTACGTGACTTCGCCACGGAGATAGGCGTCTATTTCTTCGACAGATCGCGGTTTTACCGTCTTAGGCTTTTCCTCTTCTTCCTCGTCTACAGGGGAGCGATATAGGCCGCGAGTATTGGCAGTCGCTGACAAGTTATCCAGACGTTGGACCGCACGTTGGTATCGTGCATCGAGATCGTTGCTATTCGCAGCCATCACTCATTTCCCTAACAAGTTATCGTAATCCGCCTACAGTAGCAGTTTCTCGCGCTTTCTCCAAAAGAGCCTGAGCGCGTTGGATGTTTTCTGGAGTGCCCGATTCAAGGAGCATACTCACGTCTTCCATAATCTGTGCATCAGAAAGCCCCGGAATCATACGGCCTGTCACCTGATCCAATACACGGATAGCTTCCATAACACCTTGAACATTCACATTGCCGTCCAAGTCGAGAGCGCCGTTTATGATACTAGTGACGTTATCTTCGTAGTTCTCAAGAGCGTGGTCCCGTGTAGGTACGCCTTCTGCTTTAGCTTGCGCTTCGTAGTAGGACGTAGTCGCCATGTTCTTAAGGATCTCAGACTTAGTCTTGTTGTTCTCCAACTCGGCTGCCGCAATCTCCATCGAAGTCATGGGGCCTTTCATAATCTGCATCATACTTGCGGCAACCTCTTGCTCACTACCAACGGCTAAGGTCTCAGTACGATCACCCACAGTGCGGGTAACCCGCAACATTCTTTGTCCCGTCTCAGGGTCTTGGATGTCTTCGATCTTAACGTCTACGCCGTCATCAATGGCGTCATAGCTGGCGATTGCTTGGCGGACACCGCCCGGACTCTTCATATCTGCTAAGAACTGATTTGCGATGGCTTGTCCGCGACGCTCGATAGTTTCAAGTCCGAACTTGTCCAAGGCGTTTAGTACTTCCGCACTTTTGACTGGACCAAGATTAGTACGGATAGCTTCCCGTACGTCATCTTCAGTAGCCTCAGGGTTGTCGATAAGGAACGTATTAACATTTTCTACGCGTTGTGCCGCATCAAGCTCTAACTGACCTGCCTGTATCTGCTGACCCCCGAGTTGTACGCGCTGTGCCGCAGTGGCTGTTTCCAGTCCGGCTTTGGCGATGTCATTCGCTACAGTGGCGGCATCTACTTCTGCTTGTGCCTGTGCAGACTCCGCTTGGGCTACGCCTGTGTCGATCCGAGGCTGTACTAAACCTGTGTCTACTTGTGCTCCGGCTTCTGCTGAGACTGCGTCTGCTTCTGTCCTACGGACCTGTGCGCCCTGTGTAAGTGCAGCTACATCGGCGGCTACTCCAGCGGATTTAGCCAATGCTTCAATGCGGGCAATCTGTGAAGGTAATGTAGCTTCCGCTAACATGTTAGCAAGATCTTGGGCGCGGATAGCACCTTCACCTTTCCGTAGAGCTTGTTCCGCGGCAGCGATTCGGGTTTCTATTGTGTTGGCGGCGACCTGAGCATCAGCCTGCGCCGTAACCGCATTAGCCTCGGCGGTATCTGCGTTAGCTGCGGTTGTACGTACACGCGAGCCTAGTGTTAATCCTGCATACTGCGCGTCGAAACCTGCGATTTTTGCCAGCGCCTTGATGCGTTGAATGTCTGCTTCAGTCGTTGCTTGAGAGACCATGTTGTCCAGATCTTGCTTCCTAACCAGCCCTGTAAGTTGCTGGTTCTGTAGGCCCGCTTTCGCAATAAGGTCCGGCAAGGTTTCTGATAACAACCTATTCTGAAGCTTCTGGTTCTCCAGTCCGCTAATAGACGTGCGGTATTTCAGCGCCTCGTCAGTCTTACCGTACCGAGAGTACATGTCAGCAATATCGGCATAGGCCGCATCCCGCTGAGCGGTTTTAGCGAGACCTTGATCGGCGTACATCTGATCGCCCACTTTCCACTGGATCGTGCTGTCTTCGCGCTCCTGATACTCTTTAGGCTTGTACTTAGCCATGATGTTGCCAGCTTCAACGTCCTGCGCGAAGCCTGTAACCGTGTCATATACGGCATTAAAGTTGTCGGCAAATTGCTGCCATCCTGATCGACGAGCCATTATGCAACTTCCTCCATGCTAAACCCTAGTTTGCCGTAATCGACACGTAAGTACCCATCGTGTCCATGAACCACCGCCTCTGGGTATATCTCAGCCACTTCATCAGCCATAACCCCACGATAACGAGTCTCTGGATGAATCTTGTAGTTGAACTCGTAGAGGCGGTATTCCCGACCTTCGTTGCCTTTAATAGTGCCGACGGCTTCGATGTTCTCTTTGGTGCGACGATCTGACAAGAAGCCCCAGCCAGCCGCTTGATATAGACCGCCGAAGCCGCCCAGAGCGCCACCAAGGTCGCCCAAGAAACTGTCATCTTGGTTGACTGCCATCTGCGTCTGCGAGTTGAGTACACCCTGCAACCCTGACAACTGCATCTGCTGACCCTGACCAATGGTCCCTGCCGCGCCTTGTGCGCCTGACAAGTAATTGAGACCTGCCGACTGCTGGTTGGCACCCGCAGAGTTACCTGCATTGATCGCTCCGGCGTACGCGCCAGAAGAAGCTCCTGCGAGGTTACGGCCTAGACCAACAGCGTCCATCCCCCGTGCCCAGCCTGTGGCTTCAGCTTGCTGGCGAGTGCCTGTCATTGCGTTTGACTTGTTGGCAGAAAGCCCCAGAGCCGACTGAGAAGCCAGTGCTTGGTATTTGCCGGAGTTAGGGTTAACACCCATTGAGTTCATCGCACGTTCGTTAGCTGCACGAGTCTGGTTGAACGCTCTACCTGCATCAGCCGCCGCCTGTTGCGCTAACTGGTTACGGTAAGCCTCGGTGTTGAAGTTCTGTGCTTTATCGACAAGCCCTTGCTCTAGCGGCTTGTAGGTATCTTTCCAGTAGTCGTAGTACTCTTTGCCCTGCTCCATCTGCTGGTTCTGGGCCGCAATCTGAGTCTGCGCGATCTCTTTAAGGATAGGCGCGTTCTCTTCGTACATACGCTGGCTGAAGTCGAGCTGTTCGTACCCCAAATTCGCCATGATTTGTGCGGCTTCTTTAGAAGCTTCAGCCACAGGGGTGTAGTCAGGTGGCGCAGAGTCCTTTTTATACACGTTGGAATCTATTGCTGCTGCCGCAGGGCTAACCCCACCACGAGTCAACTCACGGAATCTATGCAAGTTCATCTACGTCACCTTTGTATCTAAAGTTTTCAGGCCATAGGACTAACACCTCAATGTCAGCGCCGTCTCTACCCGCTTTTTTCATCGTAAATTCGTGCTCAAACCCCATGTGATAATCCAGTTTGAGCGCCTTCTGGTTAGTGGATTCCACTAACCCTGTTAATCTGTTCAACCCACAAGTCTTAAATGCGTACTTGTAGCCGTGTACTAGTAGCTCGCGCAGGTAGCGGCCTGTACGTTTGACGGCAATATGGCATGTCGCGTTTGCTGTGTTATAGTTGTTGAACACAACCCCCGCAACGAACTCACCTGTGTCTGTGTTTTTAACGCCCATCGCGTAGAAATCGCCCCAGCTAGACTCTTGCTCTACCTGTTCTGCGACCCACTCACCGACATTGCGCGACTCGTCAAACACTAGTGAATAATTCATACCACATGACACCAACGTGTTAGCATGTTACTTAGTATATAGCAATACGCCACACAAACCACCTTGTTACTAAGGCTCTGTAGGCCAGTGGATCTGGTGTGGATACCCCGGCTGTTTGGTTATGTCACGTAACCGCTGCCTGTATTCCGCATATTTTTCTTTGGTTGCCAACGGAACGTCGGGTAACTGTGTCCAATCACTTGCTGCTAACAAGTCAGCTCTACGCGCTAACGCTGTCTCGATACGGTACTCGTACTCAGCATCAGCACTTGGGCTGTCCCACGTATACGTGTCCCAGTTCCACACGTGACGTTCGGTAGGGCGTGAAGGTTTGGTGGCCAGTGCGCCATCTCTTACGTACTGCGTAGCGTCGTCAGAGTCCTGCTCCAAGTAGGATTCGCCAGCGTCTAGCTGTATCTCGATCTGCTCTTTGGGGCAACGGATAACTCTGCGGATCTCACCCGTTGTCTTATCGTATATTGAGTAAATCATCGCTTCACCTCGAGCGCGGTCAAAGCGCGGTTAGTGAAGGTGTATAGTGCGTTGGTCGTCCCCGATCCTTTCGTATGCCAACACTTTAGGTAAAACGTATGTGTACCCGCGCCGGGGGTGTAAAGCGCTTGGAAAGAAAAGGATGAAGTGGACGTGCCAGCAACATACGAATTGAACTTAATTAGACGCCAGAAAAAACCGTTGAATATTAGTGTATCTCCCTTATATAACTGGGCGTACATGTTGTACCCGCCGTATTTTAGACTATTGGGGTCGGTTAAAATACGCATACAGGCGCTAAAGTTAAATACGATAGGCGCACCTGTACTCGTTAGTTTTAATGTCTGAAGTAGCGGTTTGTTGTCGTTACCAAGGTATAGCTCTCTAGCACCCGCAGTAAACGCGCTGGATGGGATGGTTACGGCTTGCCCAGCCAGTTGTAGGGTGTCTATCTGAGCATCTTTTATCTTTGCGCCTGTGATGGTGGCGTTAGCTATTTTCGCGGCGTCAACGGCAAGGTTCGCGATCTTCGCGTTGTTAATCGCCGCGTCTTCGATGTTTGCACGTTTGATTTCGCCTTTGTTTATATTCGCGCTATCGATATACGCATTGGTGATCTTGGCGAGATAGGCGACGATTGTGTCTGTATCGATACGGTCTGCATCTAGGGTGTTAGCCTTAATGCGATCCCCGTCCATTTCCCCGAACGTTATTTTCGCGGCGCTAAGTGACGAGATCTTGGCATCGTCGATAGCTGCATCGCCAATCTTAGCGTTGGTAATCGCTGCGTCATGGATGTAGGCGGACTTCATGTACGCCCCAGCAGGGATCTCTTCGCCGCCGATTACCGTTGGCTTCGTGAGATAGAAGAACGGAGAAGTGCTGTCTTTATCCGCCCAGTCCGTACCCACAGGCGCTATAGAGAACTTGTCAGCAACAATGCTGAACTCTGAGAGAGCGGGGCCGGGAATAGCTTCGTCACCGAGCGTACGAGTAGACGCGAGGCCGAACCCAGAGACGTGTCCGTTGTTGTCGATCTTAACCGTGTATTCTGCTTTTAGCCCGTCAATAGATTCAGCGTGGGTCTCGATAGCCGCGCTGTTATCACCAAGCGTAGTGCTGATCTGGTTTAGTGAATACGAGGTCGCGCCTGTAGTTGAGACAAACGTATCATCTAACTTGTTAATCCAAGCCGACGTTACATCTAATTCACTACCGAGAGAATCCAGAGACGTTGCTGCTGACGTGTTAGCATCACTAAACGTATCGTCATAGCTGGCGATCCAAGCACGAGCATTAGCCACTTCCGACTCTAATGTCTTGAGCGACTTGGTTGCGCTGAATTGATCTGCCGAGTCTGCTTCACCGTTAGAATAGGCTTCATCAAAACTTGTGATCCACGCATTAGCGCCTTGGAATTTCGCTTCTAAGGTCTGTAGGTTCGTAGCCTGCACTGCATCGCCACTAATACGGGCTTCACGTTCTGTGAGTACAGTCGCTGTAGACGCTGCGACACCAATACGTCCCACGGTAACGTAGTCAATATCGAACAGGTCCTTACGGGTTTTGAACATACGGAGCTGTAACCCCGTAATAGTACCGCCCGTCCACCCAGCTTGGTTTGACATGTCAGCGTTAATAACAAAGTACTCGCCTACAGAAATGTCTCGCTCAATGTCGGTGTATCCAACACGCCATATGCCATCTATCTGATAAAAGATGCGGAAATCCCAAGACGTACTATCCCCTGCCGTGCGGCGTCCGCGTATGCGAATGTGGTTATAGGTAGCTCCAGAGAACGACATGGCATCGCCATTAGCCGCATTGTTCGTATACACATAAGCGCTAGCGGGGACTGAGGTATCTACAGATTCAACGCGTAGGTAACCGAAATAGTTAGATAGCGTAGTACTGCGAGGTTTCCAGTTATCTAACCCGTCATCGTAGAACCACGTATGGATAGCATCGATACCTTCACCCGCACCAACGGTCAGCACTTCAATCGACTGCGATAACGTCTCAAACTGCGAAGATCGCACTTCACGTTCTTCGTAAATAGAGCCTGAGGTTAATTGGTCAAGCGTGAGCGGGTTACTGATATCGTATTCAGGGCCGTAGATCGCCGCAATAAGTGAGTTCTGATCTTTAGCCGTGGCATATGTTGCGGATGCTGTCTGCTCAATGTCAGTCTTAAGAAGCGCGAGCGATCCCGCGAACGCGTCAGGATCTTCTGAGAGAGGGTTACCGTAGATGGAGTAACTAAGGTTCGTGACTTTAGCGGTTACCCCGGCGTCCCCATCTTTTATAGACTTGGCGATGCTAGTACGGTACGCCCCAACAACCGCTGTGTCGTAGGAAGTAATGGCTGCCGAAATAGCAGTTTCGGCATCGTCTGCTGCGGCGGCTATCGCTGAAGTTTTCGAGTCTTCGATTTGGTAGGGAATCGTTCCCGGTGTTCGCGGGTCACCGTCGATCAAGTCGATACGTGAGGTTAGGGTTTGGTTAAGCTCAGACTCCCTTAACTGTCCTGATAACATGTCAAGGAGATAGAGAATATCCGGCGCGGTCTCACCCTTGGTGCCTGCTGTCTGGTTGAACGGACCTACCGTACCCTCAGTATTCACAGCACGTACCCAATAGTAGTGCGTAGCGTTGGAACCAACAGCGTCAGAGTACAGTCCGCCTGTAGACGATCCGATCAAAACCGCTAGGCCAATATCGTCTACATCAGCGCGGTGGATCTCTACATAGGCTTTACATGGGTAACGCCATCCTTCCCAAGACAACAAGATCGATGTCATCGCACCCGACGCATCAAGGTTAGTCAGTGCTGGAGGCGTACCACACGTGCTATCAGCGGGGCCGCGGAAGTCTAAGTCCCCGCCCGGACCTGCGGTAAACGCGCCCGAGTTGAGTAGATCACTGCGCTTAATGACAGGGTCATTGCCGTCAAAGGCTTCACGTACTCGGTCAAGGAAACGACGAAGATCGTTCGATATAAGTGACGTGATTACAGGTAGCTTAGCCATTCGCTATCTCCCGTGGCGATTGTGCGATCTGGACAGAGAAAACAACACCTGTTCCAGTCAGCTCAAATTCCCAGTCATGCCCATACCCTACAGGCAAACGCTGTATATCTCGGGACTCTACAGTTGTGCTGTGGTGCTCTTGCCCATCACGGTAGACTGTAATCGTGATCGGGTACGACTCAGAGTTAACACGGAAACATGTAAACGAGACGAGGTCCGGCATAGTGAACACCTTAGATCGCCACGTGTATGTGAGGGCACTGCCGCCTTCCCATTTGTGTAAGTTGTTATCGACAGCGAGGTAAAGCGTATCTGTTTCGAGGTCGCTGTATCCAGCCGTAGCGTGTATGTTGTGCAGTGTAAAAGAGTTAGAAGCTGGGTCATAAATAAACCCACCTTTTACCACACCCGTGTCGTAGAACCCAACATACCGATCTTCACTGATAAACCCGCGGATGCTTTCAGGGTTTAGTGCCTGCCACTGAGGTTTCTGAAACAGTCCTTGGGTGACGATACGTGAGCCGCCCGGAGCCAGTGCAACGAGGCCGTCAGGAGACGCGTAGTACACGCCGCCGTTAAGACTGACGATAGACTGCTTGGAGACACATGCCTGAGAAACATCGCCTTCTACAACCACCATAGAGTCTGGAGTCGAGCCTTGAATGAAGAACGGACGCCCTTTGGTTAGAACCACTAGTGTGGTGTCTATAGCGCCAAGTCCAACAATCGGATACCCCACAGACTGCGCGTACTGAAGAGGCCATGCAAACGGACGGTACGGCTCAGAGAAATACACATCGATGCCAGAGAACGCAGCGAGTACACCGTTAGGCATACCTGTGAGTCCTTTGAGGTCATCACGTGGTGGCTCCCACGTCAGAGAGGGTAATTCTTCTACTAACGCGTCAGGGTCAAGGGTATCTACATACGTGCCCTGCGACAGTGGGATTTCTGCAACGTAAAGGTAAACGCCCGAGGTCGAGCGGTAGATACGCTTGTGGGTAATGTTGTAGTTGCCAGAGACACCTGTAGGCAGCGTCAGGGTAACATTCTCACCCTCAATCACGTCGATAACCGCAGAGGCGGGATATGGGTCTTCTGAGAACGGCCCAGACTCTTCGCCCCATGAGTTCACAAACGTATAAGTGTATGTGCGTGTTTCAGCAAGTGCCTCTTCTTCGGGCGTGCCGCCAAGTATACAGATCGGAGCCACAGTCGGTTTGGGTACGCCTAACTTATAAGAGGCAACAGGGTAGTCTGTAGAACCCCCCGATAAGGCTAACTCGTTATTGGTTACCTTAGGGTAACCATCGCCTGTGTAGTACGTACGTTCGGTTACATCGCCATTGATGAAGCCTTGCACGACATCGACATCTTCGGCCCAGTGGAACCAGTATTCGTCTTCGTTATAGTTATCCTGTCCGAACTTGTAGATGCTAGAAATCGTGCCGGACTTAGAAAAATCCGCGATATATGAGGTGTCTTGGATGGGTTGTAAGTTACCGAGCCATGTGGGGCAATTTAGAGCTACCTGCGCTTGGTTTTCCTGTAGATACCGGGGCGGTACTTTAGGAGCGACTCCGCCGAACTGTGTAACTTTTATCATCGCCATAGCGTAGTAACCTTCATGTTAATTTAAGGCTTAATCGTTGCCTTTCCATCTAGCCATCTTAGGCCGTACATCTATGTGAGTAAACGTCTTGTAACTGCCGATGCCGCCCCATCCCTCCATACATTGCGTGAGAAGGTTTTGGACTTCGTGCGGAGGCGTGTCTTCTACCGTTATGTCGGCGGCTAGACCCCATAGATGTTGTGATCCCGTACCCGAAACAGGCTGATGGTCCATGCCAAGTTGAGGCGCTGCGCCGCCAACTTTGGCGTTGTGTGTCAGGCACCGCGCCCCTGAGGTTATATAAACAGGTTTAATGAGAGTGCCACGAACTATCGTTAACATCTCAAGGAGACGCGCATCGACGGTGCTGTATCCGCAGCCGCATTTGCACGCGAACTCTTCTCTATCGAAATATGGGTTTTCGAAAAACCCATTGTTGGCGGCGTCAATAGTCATCCTTTTAGCTTCCCTGCTATGTTCATCACAAAGTAGAACGATAAGATAATGTTAAATGGCTGAATCACTACCGACTCTAGGAATAACTTAACAGACCCAGCGTACTCAAGAGCTGGGACGTAGCCAACGAGATACCCCACACCGCCGCTGATAAGCCAAACAACAGCGATAAGGCTATAGAGGATAACCAACACCATAGCAATAAAACGTCTAACGACCGACTGATGCTTGGTAGTTTCCATATACTGGATAAGAAACTCTGACTTCTCTTTAGCAGACATTTCATCTAGGCCACCCAGCTTCCTTACAGCATCTATGGCTGTGTCCTGCATCTTGGTAGAGCTAAATAGCCCAGCTAAGAATGCCCCTATTCCGGCGATCATGGCAGTATCCCCTCTATTAAGCGTTCAATCAGGTACACAGCAATACTGGCAACACCGCCAACCGCTAGCCATGTCAGTTTCTCTATGCGACCTAAGGACCTGCTGTTGTCATGCACATCAATCCGCATATCCTCAACCAGCTCTTTGGTGCCTTCAAGGCTGTGAATCCTAGCCCCATGCTCAACCATTGCGTTGGTGATACTGTGCGAGCGCTCACGCAGTATCCTAATATCCGCCTCACACGCATCCAATCGTGTACGTGTCTCGGTGTTCTTAGCGAACAGGGTAGTGATCTGTTCTTCTGTACGCGCTATCGCCACTACGGCGTCAGACAGCTTGTCCAGCTTGTTCTCTATCCGAACAAGTCTGTCTTCTTCCATGTGCGCTATTCCTTAAAGATTACGTCCCACCTACTACAGTAGCAAAAGCATCCTTTCATTCGGGCGTACCCTTACCGCTGACCTTACCGTAGACTTCCTTACCTACACCAACCGCTGCCACAACTCCAAACCCAAACGGCATGAACAACCCTGCTAACATACCGCCTGAGAAAAATGGAGTTGCTTATCAAGCGGCAGCGGAATCATCGTCTTTTTCTGTATCCAACGATGTGATTAACATGTCAGTGAAAGCATTTTTACCGACGTTCAACTGGTCAAGGTTGAACTGCATTGAACCAATCTTGCGCTCTAGGTCACGGATATGATTCACCATAGCT